TTGGTCAAGGACGTGCTATTGATATTGACGATATTTATGGTTATGTTAGTAATGCTTATATGTATTATTATATTAAAGATAATCTCGACTTTGACCAAATTATTTGGGAGTTTGGTACAGATGATAGCCCTGATTGGGTTCATGTTAGTTATGTAGATGAAGATTCTAACAGAAAAAGATGTCTTAGAGCTATAAAAGAAAATGGTAAAACTAAATATATAGATATAACAAATGAGCAAAATATTAAGTAAATTATTTGGGGCTACGGGTTCTAATATAGCAGATAAAATTTCAGGCATAATTGACAAACATACTTTTAGTAAAGAAGAAAAAGCTCAATTTGAAAAAGAAATGGAGCAGATCTGGATTGATGCAGAAGCTGATATGCAAAAGAATGTTACTGAAAGATGGAAAGTAGATATGGCTTCTGATAGTTGGCTTAGCAAAAATGTTAGACCTTTAGTTCTTATATTTTTAGTTGTATCTACAGTTCTTATGGTATTTATTGATGCAGGTGTTATATCCTTTGAAGTTAAAGCAAACTGGATAGATTTATTACAGTTAGTTCTTATAACAGTCATAGGAGCTTATTTTGGAGGTCGTAGTGCAGAGAAATTTAAAAAGTAATGGCAAAGCTAGTCATAAGTAATTATCGTGCGTCTAATCGCACTAAAAGACCTAATGTACATTCTAAAAATGCAAGTAAAGGTCAAGTAAAATATAAAAAAAAGTATAGAGGTCAGGGTCGTTAAATTCAATAGGTGTATAAATAAATTCAATACCCTCTATGAATTTAATAGGTATTTTTATATCTTTGTGAATTCAATAGGGTGCGAATATCTGTTGATTTCTTTGTTTTCAATGAAAAGGGGTAGCAAGATGTTACCTCTTTTTTTTGTCTTTTGTCTTGCACATGACATATTTTATCTATATGTTTGTTGCATGGAAAACTTAACAAAGAAGTTGGTGCGTATTCAAGGGAGTTTGAAAGCACCGAAAAATCAAAGGAACAATTTTGGTAATTATAATTACAGAAGTTGTGAAGACATTTTGGAGGCAGTAAAGCCACTACTAGCAAAAGAAGGGTTGTTACTAACTATCTCTGATTCTATTGCTCCAGAACCATTATTTGTTAATGCCGTTGCTGAGATCACTGATGGCAAAGACAAATTATCTGTAAGAGCTCAAGCAGGAATTAATCTAAATCGTAAAGGAATGGATGTAGCTCAATGCTACGGTGCATCAAGCAGTTATGCTAGAAAGTACGCTTTAAACGGCTTATTTTTAATTGACGATACAAAAGATGCAGATGCTACTAATAATCACTCTAAGGTATCTCAAAACGCCTCTACGGCTGTCTTAGAGCCAAATAAAGACTGGCTAGAAGACAAGGGAGACAAGTTTGATAAAGCTAAACAAGCTATTAAAGAAAAAGGTTTTACTATCACCGATATTAGAAAAAAATATAAAGTAAGTAAGAAAGTAGAAAAATTATTATTAACCTAAATTAAATTAAAATTATGAATGAAAAAAAGTATGTAGGTAGTGGAAAAAGAGTTGGAAACTACGACTTAATTAACTTTACAATTAGCGAAGAAAAAATTAAAGATGCTTTTGTAGAGTACAATGGAAAAAAGTGGTTAAAACTGTCTATTGGTAAAAAGAAAACAGTTGATCAGTATGGTAAAACACATTCTATATGGATTGATGAATATGTGCCAGAAAACAAGAGGGCTCAAAGCCAATCAGCACCGTTACCAACGCCAGATTTACCATTTTAAATTAACATTCCCCCATTACGTCAAGTTTTGGGGGATTTTTATCTAAAATTATGACACAAAGAAAAAACACAAAATACGTTAATATTAATTTAGCATTTATGAACACAAATTTAACAATATCAGAAGCAACGGTTTTATCTTATATAGATTCACTATCAATAAAAAAAGGTTATTGTTATGCCTCAAATGAAAGTATTTGTATGGCATTAAATCTAAACGATAGAACTTTATACAGAATATTGAATAAACTAGAAAACAAGAAATACATACAAAGAAAGACAAAAAGCTTAGGAAATGACGGCAAAGAGCGTAAGATTTATGTTAGCCCAAGTGCCAAGAATGTCAGTTCTATGTAATACACCATGTATTATATAAATAAATAATACATAGTGTAATATATTACATAGTGTATTATAAAATATAACAGAAATTTTATATTATGCAAGAAAACTTTGAAAAAATTGGAATCGTACCTAAAGGCAATTACTCTCAACAGAAAGTAAAGTGCCCAAAATGTAGTCATACTAGAAAAAATAAAAGAGATACATCTTTGTCAATAAATCTAGATGATGGATTATATCACTGCCACCATTGTGGTTGGAATGGTTCTGTAAACCCTAACAACAATATGATACAAGAAAAAATATACACTAAGCCGACTACAAATAATTTAAAGAAAATAAATTCAAGTGCCATAAAGTTTCTTAATAGCAGAGGCATAACTAATGAGGTTATTGAAAACAACAAGATCACAACTACAAAAGATGGCAGAAGTGTTGTATTTCCATACCTTAAAAACAATGATCTTGTAAATTATAAAACTAGAGGCATTGATAATAAAACATTTACTCAATCAAGAAACGGTCAACCCATTATATTTAATTACGACAGAGTAGTAAATCAAGACTTTGTAATACTTTGTGAAGGAGAATTTGATTCATTAAGTTGGGAGGTTGCAGGTTTTACTTGGCATACCTCTGTAAATATGGGTGCACCAAATGCCAGAGACAAAAACTTAGATAAAAAACTAGAATGTATAACAAACTCTTATGAGGTTTTTGACAATGCAAAAGTAGTTTACTTGTGTACAGATAATGACGAAAACGGAAGGTATTTAGAAGAGGAACTAATAAGAAGGATTGGTGCTGAAAAAATAAGATTAATAGATACTAACCCTTATAAAGATGCTAATGAAGTTTTACTTAATGAAGGCGTAGAATCGTTACAACATAGATTTAAACACGCTAGAGTTCCTAAAGTAGAAGGCATATTTGATGTTAGTGATATTTACGATAGTATGTTAGATGGTTATAAGAACGGACAAGAACGAGGTTCAACAACACATATAGATTGTATAGATAGGGCATGGACTTGGCGTAATGGCGAGGTAAATATTTGGACTGGCTATCAAAATGAAGGTAAAAGTATGTTTTTAAATCAGCTATCAGTTTTAAAGGCGTTTCACGATGGATGGAAGTTTGCAGTGTTTAGTCCAGAGAATATGCCAATAAATGATTTCTTTCATGACTTAATAGAATGTTACATAGGCAAAAGTTCAGACCCTTTTTACCAAAACAATTATATGAGTGAAGCTGAATTTAAACAAGGTATGGAGTTTATGAAAAAGCATTTTTTTATTATATATCCAAAAAAAAGTTATAAATTAGAAGACATATTTGAAAGAGCTAAGTTTTTAGTAAAAACAAAAGGCATACGTTCATTGATTATTGACCCATACAATACTGTACAACACAGGATGCAAAGAGGCGAAAGAGAAGACTTATACATAAGTAGATTTATGAGTGAGTTAAAAAGGTTTGCCGTAGAGAATAAAATCTCTGTTCATTTAGTTGCACACCAAGTTACACCACAAAAGGATGACAACGGAAGGTATAGAAAACCAGATGTTAACACGATTAAAGGTGGTGGAACATTTGCAGATAAAAGTGATAATGTACTTTTTGTATGGAGACCAAATAGAGCTTTAGATTTTAGTAATACTGAGGTTACGTTTGGCAGTCAAAAAATAAAGAAACAAAAGTTGGTAGGTTATCCACAAGATATTGAGGGCATAACTTATCAAAGGAAATCAAACAGATATTATTTTAACAATCAAACACCCTTTGATGACGTTGATAATATCAGATGCGAAAACGAGCTAGAGTAGATGCTAACCAAAAAAAGATTGTCTCTCAAATTAGAGAGATGGGATGCTCTGTCCTCCATACTCATCAATTAGGCAAAGGTGCACCAGATATTATAGTAGGATATGCAGGTAACAATTATCTTATAGAAATTAAAGACGGAGACAAACCGTTAGCACAACAAAAACTAACACCAGACGAAATAAAGTTTCAAGCTGAATGGCAAGGTAACTATCATGTTGTAAATTCAATTAATAAACTTAGAGACATAATATTTAAAGATGAGCTCTAAGATACTTGACATACTAGCCAAAAGGCATACGGATTGGATTAAAATGGCTAAAGCATTTAAAATAGATGAAGACAAGGCGAATGAATTAGTACAAGAAATGTATATAAGGATGCACGATTACACAAAAGATGTAAAACGAATTATGTATAATGAAACTGAAATCAATACATTTTATATATATGTTACACTAAGAAATTTATATTATAGTAAGTTTACTAATTACAACAATAAAAACAAAAAAATAATACTATTTTCAGATTATAAGAATACTCATGATCATAAAAAATTTTATGATGTTTTAAATAGATTGTCTTATGATTTTGAGGAGCAAACAGAAAGTTATAAAAAAAAGATTAACTTAGAGGCACTATATAACAAAATTGATAGCGTTATTGAAGATTGGTATTGGTACGATAAGAAGCTAACTAAGTTATATCTAAATACTGATATGAGTATGCGAGATATTAGTAAAGAGACAAAAATAAGTTTAAGTTCAATATTTAACACATTAACAAATGCCAAAGAAAAAATTAGAAAAGAAAGCAAAGAAGAGTATAAAAAGTACAAAGGCTAGAGGATTAGGAGATACAGTCGAAAAGGTACTTGAAAAAACAGGAATAGCCAAAGTAGCTAAATGGGTACTTGGTGAAGACTGTGGATGTGAAGAGCGTAAAGCAAAACTAAATTATTTATTCCCTTACTATAAACCAGAATGTTTAACAGAAGAGGAATACGAATATTTAGACAAATACTTTACTGAGGCAAAATCTACTGTACATCCACAAACTCAACAAAAATTGCTAAGAATATATAATAGGATATTTCATCAAAAAATGAGCTTAACAAGTTGTTCTTCTTGTTTTAAGAATAATTTACATAAAAAGCTAGAGCGAGTTTACAAAGAATACAAGAGTGAATAGAAAAATAACTAAAGGTCGTTGGGCTTCGTCATTTAAAACAGGCAAAAGTGCTGAAAAAGTATTTTGTGATTTAATGACTGCAAAAGGGTTAAAGGTCGTTAAGTCTAATAGAAATGATGATATGCACAAACACATTGACTTTTATGTTGATGATATTGGTTTTGATGTAAAAGGAAATAGACATTTAGATTGTATTTGGTTAGAAATTCAAAATGTAAGAGGTAAGGACGGCTGGTTAAAAGGTAAAGCCAAGTTTATAGCTTTTGATGTAAAAGAGTTAAACGCTTTTTGCTTTTATAAAAGAGTTGATCTTTTAAAGTATGTGAGCCAGTTTAAAGAAACAACAACCTATAAAACTGATTATTTAAAATGGTACACTAGATCAAAATGGGGAAGAGACGATAAAATAATAAAAGTAAAATACGAACACATAAAACATTTAGAAATAAAACAATTACCTTATGCCACTACTTAAACCAAAAAAATACGAAGAGAAAGCTAATTTTCTGGCAAGATTTATGAATAATGCCAAAATGATTCTTGAATACCCAGACACTAAACAACGCTATGCAGTTGGTTTAGATATTTGGAAAAAGAATTTTATGTAAAAAACATTTGTATATCTCGGTTCTTTTATTAACTTTGTAAGTGAATAACAAAGAAATATGAGAACAATACTTTACACATTAATTTTATTTACACTATTTAGTTGTGGTGATAATTGTGATCTTAGCCATTATCCCTCAGCACCTTTTGTTAATGAGCCTTATCATGCAGAGTACGGAGACAACTCTGTTAAATACATTTATTTATGTAGAAATGGCAATAACAATGAGGTTTATAATTATTATATAGACAGTGGATGTTGGGAGTATTACGTTTCATATCAGTATAACTATAATTGTAATTAATATGAAAGAACCAATAATCACACTAGACAATGAAATGCATGATAGACATGAGCTCACACAAAAAGCAATTCAAGATAGCTTTTATTATGGCTACTTAGCTAAAGCTTGTTTATCAAGTAGTGCAATAAGCCAACTACTTAAATCGCCATTAGAATACTTAAATCAAATAAACCTACCTACTGAATCGGATGCACTAGCTCAAGGATATTTATTTCACGCTAGTATATTAGAAGAGGATAAATTTAACGAGTGTTTATTCTTAGATGTTAAGACAAAGGCAAATAAAGAATATAAACTTGCTAAAGAAGAAAGGTGGGATGTCTTTACTGTGAAGGATAGAGACAAGGCATTAAGATTAAGAGATAGATTTTATAATTGTAAACCTGCAAGTGAACTTATAGAGAACAGTGAATTTGAAGTGCCTATGGTTGATAATTTAATGGGATACCCTTTTAGAGCTAAGGCAGATGTTTTAGGTCAGTATTTAATAGATTTAAAAACAACCCAGATTTGTTCAGCGTTTAAATACAGTGCCAATAAATATAATTATGACAGTCAATGTTACATTTATTGTAATTTGTTTGGCAAAAGTTATAAGGATTTTAAGTATATTGTCATTGATAAATCACCAACAAACGAAATTGGTATTTTTAATGTCAGCGAAAATTTCTATTTTAGCGGTGAGCAAAAAGTTGAATATGCTTTAAAGGTATATGAAAACTATATTAAAAATGAATTTGATTTAGAAAACTACTTAGTAGAAGACACTTTATAAATGGAGAACGAATATTTAGATTACTTAGATTGTTATGAAGACACTCTATTATGTCTAAAAAAAAGAGTAATAACAGAAAACGAAATACCTATATTAATCGAGCAATATGAATTTGAAGAGCACTATGAATGTTGTGGTGCAATATTACACGCTTTAGAAGACTACAAGGCTCAACAAAATTATTTACCATGATCACACCAAAACACATAATAGAAAAAATAGTTGAATTGTCAAGATTAAATATATTTAATAAGACCAGAAAAAGAGAATATGTAGAGGTTAGGTCTTTACTAAACCACATACTCTATAATCATAAAAGAATGACTTTATTTAATATTGTTAAGATATATAAAAAGTATGGATGGGAAGTTAATCACGCTACAATTTTATACTCACTCAGAACTTATGAGGTTCATAAAAACTACAATAAAGATTTAATAGTATGGGAACAAAAGATTATTGATAAAATAAATCAAATGGATAATTATACAAAGCGAGAATATATTAAGAGCAAAGTAAATTATCTTAACAATAAAGACGTTGATGAATTGACTATGGTTATTAGCAATATGGTAGATAAAAAATTAGAGTATGCAGAATAAATATAGAAAGTTACTACAAAAAGAATCGCCTAACTTATATAAGAGTTATGAGAATATTGTTGAAGAGCAGTTTGAACTCTTTGCAAAAAAGCAATTAGATTATGGCATTAGTAATATAAGCACTGGTGCAAACCTAGAAACTAAGGAAGGTAAAGACTTTGCTTTACATGGTTTATGGTTTAGAATGAATGATAAAATAAGTCGTTGGAAAAATCTAATTATTAAGAATCGTAAAGGCAATAACGAAACCCTCTTAGATACATATCAGGACTTAGGCAATTACTCTATTATATGCCAATTAATAAATAAAGGTTTATGGAAGGAGTAAACGAGAACAAAAAGAAAAAAGACGGAAGAGCAAACAATGGTGCTTTAAAAGGGGTTTATAGAGGTCAAGGAAGACCACCAAAAGCAAGGGAAAAAAAGCTAGGTAACTATGCTTTAGGTGCCATGAAAAAAGTATTTGGAAGTGAAGAGAAGGCGTGGTTAGAACTTGCTAAACAGGCTCAAGATAGTTTTCCTCATATGAGATTACTTTGGGAATATAAGTATGGTAAACCAAAAGAATTAAAAGAACTTAATGTTAAAACAGAAGTAAACATTCCTGTAATTAATTTTGCCGATAAAGAAAAAACTATTGATATTGAATCAGAAGATATAAAAGATGAAGAAACTAAATCTGAATAAAAAATATCAAGCTCTATTTAATTCAGATAGTAGATACTATGTAATTACAGGAGGAAGGGGAAGTGGAAAGTCTTTTGCTACAAACACATTTTTAGTATTACTTACTTACGAAAAAGGACATAGAATATTGTTTACTCGTTATACAATGACCTCAGCAGGTATGTCAATTATACCTGAGTTTATTGAGAAGCTAGAGTTAATGGGCATACTAGATCAGTTTACTGTTACTAAAACAGAAATCATTAATAATTTAACAGGCAGTTCAATATACTTCAGTGGTATTAGAACATCAAGTGGAGACCAAACAGCAAAGCTTAAATCTATTCAAGGTGTTAGTTCGTTTGTTTTAGATGAGGCAGAAGAGCTAACAGACGAAGAGAGTTTTGATAAGATTGATTTTAGTATTAGAGCAAAGAATGTTAAGAACAGATGTATATTAATTCTAAACCCTACTACAAAAGAGAATTGGATATATCAAAGGTTCTTTCAAAACAGAGGAGTTCCTGACGGATTTAATGGCACAAAAGAAAACATTACTTACATTCATACAACTTACTTAGATAATTTAGAACATTTATCAGAATCGTTTGTAAAGCAAATTAATGATATGAAAGTCAGAAGACCAGAGAAGTATAAGCATCAGATTATGGGAGGTTGGTTACAAAGAGCAGAAGGAGTTATATTTACTCATTGGAATATAGGTAAATTCAATACGGAAATAGATTCAATATTCGGTTTAGACTTTGGATTCTCTGTTGACCCTTCAGCGTTAATTGAAGGTGCGATTGACAAAACTAGGAAAATTATTTGGTTTAAAGAACATCTTTATAAAAAAGGCTTAACTACATCACAAATTTATGATGCTTGTATTAGAAAGGTGGGCAGAAATTTAATAGTTGCTGACAATAGTGAGCCGAGATTAATTACTGAATTAAAAACAAAAGAACAAGGATTAAACATAGTGCCAACCATAAAAAAGAAGGGAAGTATATTATCAGGGATTGCATTGATGCAAGATTATCAAATTGTAATTGATAGCAATTCAATAAATTTAATTCGTGAATTTAATAATTATTCTTGGAAGCTTACAGGTTCTATACCTCAAGATGATTGGAATCATGGAATTGATGCTTGTCGTTATCTTTGTCAATACCTACTTACTAGGTCTGTACCTCATGGCAATTACTTTATTAGATAAATTTTTTTATATTTATTTGGTCAGTTGGAAATAATTAACTAAGTTTGTGTATAACTAATAAAGAAAACAATGAAAACAATTAAAAACAAACATTACAATTTAAGACAAATATTAATAGAGTACGGTTGCCAAGAATATGGAGATTGTATTGTTGACGATATTTGTAATTTATTTAACTACCCTAACACTTTAACTTATTACCATGAAAACAATGAAACAAAGAGAAAAAATAATTGAATTAGCTGATGGTATTGTAGATTACATTACCGAGCAAATGATTATGCCAAGAATATTTGAAGATTTTGGGCATGAGTTAGAAGCTGAGGAATATGAGGATATATCAAATAAAGTATATAATCAAATTAAATTAAGAATGTAATGAAAGCAAAGAAAGAAATCATTAACAAACACTTTAAACTAAAAAACGATTGGATACAAAAAAGTAATCAAAATCGTATGTTAGAACTATTAAGTAAACAATTTAAAACAAAGAAATCATGATAATAAAATTAGCAGTTCATTATGAACAAGAAAGAACAGATAAAAAAGATAACAACAACGGTTTGTTATATGGAATATATTATTATGATGTTCCTAAAAAAGATTTAGATACAGACAATATGTTTAACAATGATATTGTTCATGTTGAATGGTTTAAAACAAAATTAGAAAGAAATAAACAATTAAAATTATAACAT